AAATCAAGCACAAGGCTATTCGTTCCGGGGGATAGATGACGTTTATCTTGCAGTTCAGCCATTGCTCGCAAAATATAAAGTTTTTACGGTTCCGCGAGTAGTAGATAGCAAAATGGAATTAAAGGAAACGAACCAAGGCAAGGCTCTAATCTATCGGATTCTAGTAATTGAATATGATTTTATTTCCAGCGAAGACGGCAGCAAAATCACGGCAACAGTCATTGGCGAGGGAATGGATTCTGGCGACAAGGCTAGCAACAAAGCAATGTCGGTCGCGCACAAATACGCGATCCTCCAGGTCTTCGCCGTTCCCACGGAAGAACCTAAAGACCCTGAGAATGATTCCCATGAAATTGTCGTGAAGAAAAAAACCGCTGAAAAAGAACAAACAAAAAAAACAGTAATCACTTCGGCTGATTTAGTTAAACCAGATAAATTAACAAAAAAAGAACTAGATAATATGGTGGCAGCTTTCGATTTAGTTAAAGTACCGGTTCCAGATTTAGAATCTTTCATCGGAAAATCTTTGGGAGAATTTGATTCTGAAGACCTCGCTAAATTGAAACCTATGTATTCAAAACTAAAAACGGACCAGCAAAAAAGAGAAATCGAGGCGATCTAATGGTTCGCATCGTTATAGAGGATTCAGCTTGGTCAGACCCGCGACTGAAGCGTCTGGCGGCATATCTAAAAACATCGACGGATCACGCGCTAGCAAAACTCTTGCGACTTTGGCACGCGTCGCAAAGCGAAGGACTTTGCGAATGCGACCGTGAAAGTATCGGAATTTGGTTTGGCTTCGATAAACAGGATTCATTTTTTGCGTTAGAGGACCTAATTATTTGTCTAGTTAAAGCAAATTACCTTGAGGAATCTGAAGACCGATTTCTTATAAAGGGCAATCGTGAAGCCTTGCAAAGCGCAGAAAAAAGAGTCGCTAAGGCAAAAACAGCAGCCAGCGGTCGATGGACAAAGAAAAAAATCGAAGGCGTAAACGAAGTAATTGCCCATTACGTTTGGTGTTTTAGGGAAAAATTTAACGGAAAATCCCCCGTTATTACATCCGTGGAAGCGGGAGCAGCCAAGAACCTCGTGAAAAATTTAGGAGTTGATAAAGCAAAAGAATCTGTGACGGGTTATTTTTTATTAAAAGACGCATATCACTTTAACAGACTCTATCCGTTGCAAGACTTGCAACAAGCAACAATACTTAATAAGATTGGGGTGGTCGAACACACTGGAATTAATATTAACCAGTCTATGGCAAGGCAAATTGAAAAAACAGAAAACAACAGATCAGCCGGTAAACTATGGTTGGCCGAAATTGAGGGTAAAGTTTGACGACTCCAGAACAAAAATTTATTGAGGCTCTGACAGGCATTGCTGAACTATGTGCGGTTCCGTTAACCAGAAACATAATCGGGTTATATGCGGCGGCACTAGGACCGTACGGTTACGACAACGCGGCGATGGCTTTAACCCGTCTGGCCGTCGATTGCCGGCCGAATTATGGATTCCCGACGATTCGGCAGTTGCTCGAAATCCTTGATCCAAAAAAATTCTCGGTTCTCGACGACGAAAACGAGGCATCGATGGCCGCGTCCCTGATCGGCGGCGCGGTAGCTCGCCTCGGATACACGGCTAAACCGGAAGCTATTCTCGAGAAAATCGGTAGCCTTGGGGTCGAGGTCGTTCGGCTCAATGGTGGCTGGTCGCAAGTATGCAACGATTTAACAGATTTCAATTTATCGACCCTGAAAGCGCAATGGCGGCGCGAGGCTTTGGCAGTGATCCAAAGGCGTAAAATGGGCTATGGAGAGTCCGTTCCACGGCTTCCCGGTGAAACCGCTAACGGCGAAACGCAAGCATTGCTGGCAGAACTATCGGCTCAAGTGACCATGATTAAATGAGGAACCATGACGACAGAAGCAGAAATTAGGGACGACCAAAGAACTAGGCCACGACAACTGAATCCAGATGAAATTGTGTGGCTCAGGAAACGTCTTCGAGAAAAAAAATTCTCGCAAAAATGGATAACAGCAATAGAATATTATCCATTGCAAGATAAACCAACTAAGGCCATACTTTACGGAATGATAATAGCTCTGCAAAACTAATGAAGGAAAGCCAGCTTCAATTGGCTGTTACAAAGTGGCTGACGTACCATAGGATGATGTGGTGGCGTATGCCTCTCGGCGCGATAATTCATAGTGTCGGCGGAAAACAGATTTTTCGAAAAAATCCCCTGAAAGGTTTCCCAGATATCGCTGGAATATGCCGAGGCAAAGAACGCGGCAGGTTTTTTAGTCTTGAGTTAAAATCTGATTCCGGCCGTATGAGCCTAGAGCAAAAACAATGGCAGAATGAAATAATGGCGGCCGGAGGGTTTCATGCCGTCATAAAATCTATAGAAGACTTAGAATTAGTTATGGTTGCTTGGGGCGAACATTCTAGAAAACTAATCCTTGGCAAAAATAAGCATTTACCAGAACGTAAAAATAAGTAAAATGAAACCCGATCTAAAAAAGCAGGGTTGAGGTGCTTTCGATAGAACGGGTTTCGGTGCTGGAGGGCACGATTTGGAAAATACCAAATTCCTTCCAATACTGTCAAGCCAAGGCGATAAACCCAAAAGCCTAAAAACTATGGGATTCGATTTCAAAATACCTGAAATCGACAACGTTGCGGTAATGGCCGCGAAGGTAATCCAGTCGTCGGTAAAAAGATTTGGTCTTCGGACCATTGGGGAACCTTGATTGACGGATTAAATGTTCGGGGAGAAATCCGAACGACTTCGACTATAGCTCTCCAATTTCGGGAGGGTGCCTCAAGGGAAGCGGGAAGCCGCCAGTTTTGAGGTAGATTGTGGGTTCTTACTGGATTCCTTTTTTTAAGGACTCGAGTCAGACCCCATAATTGAGTGAAGGTCAAAGTAACCGGTCAGTGACACCGGGCAAACCCTGCGCTTTGAGTAAGCAGACTCATGCGTAAGTAAGAGGGAAGAACCCGAACTATTGCGTAAACGTTGAAATTAGTGTTGAATACGAAATCACACAGCTAAAAAGGAAAAAACACTTTATGTTAAACACACAACAAGCTAGAAGCTATTTGTCTGTAAGCATGAGCACGATTCACAAATGGGTAAAAAATGGCGAAATCCCTTGTCATCGGCTGGGCAGAAATTGGAGGTTTTACAAAGAAGAACTGGATCAATGGGTTTTGAATGGCGGCGCAGCTTATAAATATGACGACAAAAAAATTGAGGAACTGAAAAATGAACAAAGCGATCTTGATGGGCAGACTGGGAACGGACCCGAAACCGATTGGTAAAAATGGAAAATCCATCGTTGCGTTTTCCGTCGCCACAAGCGCGGGTAAAGACAAAACAACATGGCATAATGTTAAAGCCTTTGATGCTCTGGCCGATAGCGTGCAGCGGTATATGGCAAAAGGTCGCCAAGTCCTAATCGAAGGGACAATCAATAACTACGAATACGATAAAGACGGCGAACGTCGTTACGGATCGGAAGTCGTAGCGCAGCGAATCGAGTTTGTTGGAGATCGTGGACCAAAATCAGCCGATGAAAATACGGTATCCGATGCAATCGCGGAGGATTGTCCGTTTTGAATTTCTTTTTTATTTTTTTGAAATCACTGTTCAAAAATCAGACAAATGACGATTTGCCAAAATATTTGCCTCTGCTGCTAAAGCGGATTGACGAAAGAAAGAAAAATGAAACCGTATGATCACATTGCGATGTTGCAGTCTTCGGTGAACGAAATTGAAGAAAGCCTTGCAAGTTTTGAATCTTCGGTAAAAGAAATCGAAGACAGAATGAGCGACTACGAAGAAAACCTTGACGAAGCCGTCGCAGACCTCGCCAGCGACATAAACGAAATGCGAGCGACACTTCAGGCATATCAGGCCGAACACGATCAATTTCTGAAACTGGCCGAAATTATTTTATCGCGGCTCGATGGATCGTATAACCCGATTCACGGAGCCTAACATTGATTAATTCATAGGCACGTTTCAGGGTTAGAAGAAGACATACGAGCAAATACCAAATAAAAAAATTTTAAGGAAATAAAGACATGGAAGTCTTAGAAATAAAATTAAACGAATTAATTTTAGACCCAGCCAACGTAAGAACACACAACGAAAAAAACCTTGAATCTATCAAGGGAAGCCTGAAAAGATTCGGGCAACAAAAGCCTATAGTAATTTCAAAAGACTCTATCGTTATCGCGGGAAACGGCACTTTGGAGGCCGCGCGAGCCTTGGGATGGGAAAGCCTAAAGGCGGTGAGAAGCCACCTGCACGGACCAGAAATCACTGCTTACGGCATAGCAGACAACCGTTCCGGGGAACTGGCTACTTGGGACATGGGAGCCTTGATAGACCAATTGAACGCTCTTGAATGCGACCCGGTGACGGAAGGTTTTTCTGCGGAAAATGATTTCGAGTATTTGATTAAACAGCTCGAAAGTTTGCCTCTGGATTATGACAACCAAACATTTCCAAGTAAAAATGACGGAACATCCTCTTCAGAAGAATATAGTTCAGATGAAGTGGAAAGATCTCATAAAATGATTTTGATGTTTGATAATCAAGCAGAATATGATCTTTTCTCAGCTAAAATGGATGCTTACGCAGAAAAAAAACAAATACAATTAGGGCAGAAAGCGTTGCTTTCAATGGCTCTTGAAGATTTGTTGGGATTGCTTGACGCATGATATTAAATGAAAATTTGGGCATAGTTTATTTATCGAAAAAAAAAATTGATGCCAAAGCCATGCTTGGAAAAAAGACCTTCGAGCCAAGCGCACAAAGCCGATTTATAGAAGATGACAGGCTGATCGTAGATCAAGAGTCTGGCAAACCGGTCATCGTTTTCGGTTCTATACCTGAAAATTCATTCGTGTTGGAAGATTTGGAAAAATTGAAAATCGCTAAGTCCGTCAGGTTAGCGGATTTGCGCAGGGCGACCATAGAAAGAACAAATTGCAATCCTAAAGATTGGGAAAAATTCACGGATCAACCGGACCGACGTTTAGCTGAAATTCAAAACTTAAACTTCGGTTATATACCGGCTCGCCCGATATTTGGGCACATTGCCGGGCCTTGCGTGTTCAATGGAAGCGAACCTGAATTTTATTTTCAAAAAATAGTACCTTCCGCATTCGTCCTGCAAAAAGTTTACGAAAAATATTTTCCAACTGTTTTTTCTGAACACAATAAAAATTCTTCTGAAATATTAGACAATTACAGAATAGGCCGTAAAAGTGTTTTTACTTCTGGGGTCATAAATAAGAACGTAAATTTCAAATATCATTTCGACAAAGGCAATTTCAAAAATTGCAAAAGCGCGATGGTAGTCGTCGGCGAAAATTATTCCGGGGGATATTTGCACATCCCAGAATATGACGTTTATATCAGGACGCACCCAAACACTTATTTGATCTTCGATGGGCAAAGCATTTTACATGGTGTTACAGAAATAAAAGGTAACGGTAAAAGATATAGCATAGTGTATTATACGGTAGAGAAATTGAAAAAATCATTGTCTAAAGAAGAAGAAATAAAAAAATTCAATGATTACCAAGATAAAAAAAGAAAAAAATGAAAAAAATAGTAATAGTGAACCCTACGAAATGCACCGCAACTAGCACGATAGCCAGTAGCAGGATCGCTAGTTTTTTATCTGAAATCACGGGTGGGCATTTAATGCACACCGAGGAAACAGTAGAGCTAGAAGCAGAAACCGCTATTTTCGTTAACGGCATGTGGGGATTCTGTGGTTTCAGAGATGAATCTTGGAATTTAGCCAAAAAAGCCAAGAACGTTATTTACGTTGCAAACGACTATGCCATAAGTGTCCCGAAAGCGATAAAAGAAAGAAAACATATAAAAATAGCAAACTACACAAGCAAAGGTGTGGTTTATGTAAATTGGAATAAACTTACCCACGACAATTCCATCAAACAAGTCGAATGCAAAAAAAATTCCGGTTTGTTTTATTATGGTGCGCACAGAAAAGACAGGGTCGCAAGTTTCTCGAAGTATTTCAAAAACCCGAGGCCTTACCAAATGACGATCACTTGCTCGGCTAAAGCTAAACCAGAATTCAAAACTTACGACCAAAACATGAGGTTCGTAGATAACCCGATGGACCCCATGGTTTTTCCAGGGAATTTTGAAGCCGGTTTATACATAGAAGATGAAGTAACGCACGAAAATTATCACAGCCCCGCGAACCGATACTACGAAATGTTGTCTTCCGGTGTTTTAATGTTATTCGATGCAGCTTGTAAAAATACATTCACTAAAACCGGCATAGACGTTTCCCCTTGGTTGGTAAATTCTCAAATCGACGTAGCTCAAAAAATCAGAAACAGGGAATCACTTTTGAGACTGCAAAAAGAAAAACTAGCTAATGGTAAAAACTATAAATTAGAATTGATGAAAGAAGTGCAAGAAACACTGCATAAATGTGGCTTGGCAACATTTTGAGGTAAGGCATGACAAACGAGGAAAGGAAAAAATTTTATCAAGGCGACGATGTCGTTCCTGCTCCGTTGATGGTCGGAAGGAAACAAATAAAGATAGATTTAGATCAATTAAAAGCATTAGCGAAGCTAAGACCATCTATTTCTGACGTAGCCAGTTTTTTCAGGATAGATGAAAATACAGTTAATAGAATAATAAAAAGAGAATTTGGGAAAAGTTTTTCATTATTTATAGAAGAACAGTTCGTTCATACGAAATCGGCATTACTCAGGAAAGCATTGTCGGAAGCGATGAAGGACGACCCGAACACTAAGATGCTGGACCTTTGTTTGAAAAACTTTTGCGGATGGCGCGATAAAATTGACAACGATATTCATGCGCAAATAGCCGTCGCTCACGCTCCGACGGTCGTGTTCGCGGTAAATGATAATGACGAAGACGAATAAAATAAAAATAACTGTCCCGAAAAAATACAGGACTTTAACCAAGCCTAACCGCTACCACGTTTTCTACGGAGGACGCGGTTCCGCAAAATCTCATAGCGTCGCCAGATACCTGATATGTTCAGCTTTAGAGAAAAAAACCAAATTTCTTTGCACGCGGGAATTTCAGGTTTCTATTGGTGACTCGGTTCACAAGCTATTATCAGACGTTATCGCGGATAGCGGGTTATCCCCATGGTTCCGAGTGAAAAACCAAGAGATTGAATGTCATAACGGCAGTTCGTTCATTTTCAAGGGACTTGCCCATAATATAGACAGCATTAAAAGTATCGAGGGTGTTGACGTTTGTTGGGTCGAGGAAGCCGACAAGGTTAGCGCGAAATCATGGGACATCCTAATACCGACTATTCGAAACCCAGACAGTAAAATCATCATTACTTTCAACCCTTATTTTGAGACGGATCCTACGTTTCAAAGGTTTATAGTTTCTCCCCCACCGGAAGCTATTGTTCAAAAAGTGAGCTGGACTGACAATCCGCATTTCCCGGAAATCCTGCGCGGAGAGATGGAACACTGTAAAGCTACCGATTACGACAAATACCTGCACATCTGGGAAGGCAATACGCTGTCGTATAGCGATGCTCAAGTATTCAAAGGCAAATATTTCGTCGAGGATTTTGAGGCCGATGCAGGGGAACACTTTCGGTTTGGCGCAGATTGGGGATTTGCGAAAGACCCTTCGACGCTAGTAAGGTGTTTTGCTCGTGGTGAAAATTTATACATCGACCACGAAGCGTACGGACATGGAATTGAATTAACGGAGCTACCAGAATTTTTTAGATCGGTACCAGAAAGCACGAAATGGAAAATTCTGGGCGATTGTGCAAGACCGGAAACAATCTCATTCTTGAAAAATTTGAACTGGAATATCGAGGCCGCGCCTAAATGGGCCGGAAGTGTTGAGGATGGAATTGAGTTTATCCGGTCGTTTAAAAAAATTATCATTCACCCGCGATGTAAAAACACTTTGGCCGAATTTTCTCTGTACAGGTATAAAATAGACAAACGTACCGATGAAATTCTTCCGGTGGTCATGGATGAACAGAATCACATTATTGACGCAATCAGGTATGCTCTAAGCAATCTAATCAAGCGAAAAACCACAATCTATGATTCTGGATTTTTCTAAGAACGGGAATAAAACAAAATGGCGCGA